AATGGGATCGTTAGAACAAAATGGTAGTGTAATGGAAGTTCAAGATGATTTTGAATTATTATGTTGGGATTTTGTATCCACACCTTCTAACCCAGGTTCATTTATGTCTGTTTTACAAGAAGGAAAAGAGACAGTAACTTATGATTATACTAAAGTAAACCAAATAATTACTGAAATACTTTGTTCTAAAGGAAGTTGCCCAGTTTTTTAATTTTTCCAAAATACTCATATACGTATAAACGTAATACACCATCAACTATATGGTGTTAGTATATTAATAATTCCTATTACGATTCTTAATAATCGTACTTCACAAATTTAAATTTTGAGATTATGGCAAACCAAGATTTGTTAAAAGAGGCAATTGCTGATGCTAAAGCCGTTAAGGAAGTAGCTATTGCAAATGCTAAACTTGCTCTTGAAGAAGCTTTTACACCTCACCTTAAATCTATGTTATCTGCTAAGTTAGAAGAAATGGATAAGGACGACGACAAAATGGAAGAAATGGCTCACGCCAAAGATGACAAAAAAGTCGACGAATACGGATCCATGAAAAAATACGAAGAAGATGATGTTAAAAAAGAGGAAATGAAGTCTAAAAAAGACGACATGGACGAAGAGATGAAAAAGGATGAGATAGACGAAGCTAAAGAAGAGCTTGATGAGATTAACCTTGATGAATTATTAGCCGAGCTTGATGAAGAAAAGAAAGATAAAGAAGACAAAATGGAAGAAGAAATGTCAGATTCTGAAAAAAAAGAAATCGACAGAGAAGTTGACGCTGTTAGAGATGATTTAGATCAGATATCTAAACTAGCTAAAGATGCTGGTGAAGATGCTGAAGACATCAAAGACAAAGTTGATGAGGCTGAAGATAAAGATGACGTCAAAGAAGATGCTAGAACAGATGCCGAAGAAGAAGGCTATCTAGACGGCATGAAAGACGAAAAAGAAGATGAAGAAGACAGAGAAATCGACCTAGAAGACATGTCTGAAGATGATCTTAAAGGATTCATTGAAGATGTTATCAAAGATCTTGTATCTGATGGTACTATCGAAGCTGGTGAAGATTTTGAAGAGGAAGACGAAATGGAAGTTGAGGATATGGAAGACGTTGATATTGATGTCGAAATTGACGAAAGAAAAGAGTACATGACCAAGAAAGAAAGAAAACAAGGTGATGAACGTTTCAGAGACAATAAGGCAGAAGTTGAAACAGAAAAAATGCGTAAGATGGAAGAAGATCTTAAGGCAGCAATTGATTCAGTAAATGAATTAAAAGCGGAGCTTAATGAAGTAAATCTATTAAACGCTAAACTTCTTTATACCAACAAGATATTTAAGTCTAAAAACTTGTCTGAAGATAAAAAAGTTAAAGTGCTTAAGGCATTTGACAAAACAACTTCAGTTAAAGAAGCAAAAATTGTATTTGATACATTAAACGAAGGTATAACTAATAAGTCTAAATCTTCAGTAAGATCAATTCAAGGAAGTGCTTCTAAGGCAACAGGTGTAATATCTGAAGCTAAAAAACCGATAATTGAATCAAATGCTGTTTATGACAGAATGAGACAATTAGCGGGATTAATTTAAAAATTTATTAACCCTATAAAACTGAAAAAATGAGCTTAAATTCATTATTAGAAAGTGCGAACCCATATCAGTCTTTACAGTCTGACGCAGCTAAATTAGCTAACAAATGGGAAAAGACAGGTTTATTAGAAGGTTTAGATGGAACTCATAAAAATAATATGGGAATTATTCTTGAAAACCAAGCTAAACAACTTGTTGTTGAGCAAAGTTCTACAGGTGGTGGCGCAGCTTCTTCTGGTACATTCCAATCACAAACAGGTGTGAATATTGGTGGTCAGTGGGCTGGTGTAGCTTTACCATTGGTTAGAAAAGTCTTCGGACAAATATCTGCTCAAGAATTCGTTTCTGTTCAGCCTATGAACTTACCTTCTGGTCTAGTATTTTATCTAGATTTCCAGTACGGTAGTGCAAAGACTCCATTTGACTCTGGAAATTCTTTATATGGTAATAGAAACGCAGATAATCTACCATTTGGTAACACAAATGAAGGTGGATTATATGGATCTGGTAGATTTGGATATTCTGTACAGAATACTCAATCTCAGATTGACATGGTTGCTGGTGATTTTACCGAAGCAACTTGGGGACAAATGAACTACAATGCAACTTATTCTGGTTCAACTGCAAACGATCACAGTACTTATTATGCTGTAACAGTAGCAACTTCATCATTAGCATTTGGTGATTTTGAAGGTGTAAAAGGATTCAACATTTTCACTGGATCACTTACTGCAGCTGTAATTACAGGTTCAGATGGTCAAGTAGCAGGTTCTCAGTTATCTGAATTTACTGATTATGATGGTGGTGCTGATGTTACGTTTATCGTTACAAAATCTGCATTTGCAGAAGGTACAAACGTAAATGGTACTGCATCTGTTTGGGTCAACTATCAACTTCAACCTACTGATAAAAACAGAGGTGATTTTGAAGCTGGTAACTCTGTTCCTAACTCGTATAACGATGAGGAAAAAGATTGCTGCCCAGATCAAGTAATTCCAGAAATCAACATCCAGATGCAATCATCTGCGATTGTTGCTAAAACTAGAAAGTTAAAAGCTGTTTGGACTCCTGAGTTCGCTCAAGATCTTAACGCATACCATGCTCTAGATGCTGAAGCTGAATTAACTTCAATCTTAAGTGAGTACATTTCATTAGAAATTGACTTAGAAATCTTAAGTATGTTGATTGATTCTGCTGCTGGTGCAACAGAAGCTTGGTCAGCTGTTAACAATCAAGCTATTGTACAAGGTTCAGGCGCTATTAGCGACTTAGGATTTTATAATAGCCAAGGACAGTGGTTCCAAACACTTGGAACTAAAATCCAAAAAGTGAGTAACATCATTCACCAGAAAACATTAAGAGGTGGTGCAAACTTCCTTGTATGTTCTCCAACTGTAGCTACAATCTTAGAATCTATTCCAGGATTTGCTGCTGATACAGACGGTGATGCTGCGAAAATGAACTATGCATTTGGTGTACAGAAAGTCGGTGCTATTAACGCAAGACAAAAAGTATACAAAAACCCTTATATGACTACAAACCAAATCCTATTAGGATATAGAGGTGGACAGTTCTTAGAAAGTGGTGCTGTATTCGCTCCGTACATTCCATTAATTATGACTCCACTAGTATACGACCCAGATACATTCGTACCAAGAAAAGGTCTACTTACTAGATACGCTAAGAAGATGGTAAGACCAGAATTCTATGGTATCATTAACGTGGCTGGATTAGATACTCTATAATTAGAGATTTAACATAGTTAAATTAAAGCCCGGTTTTTACCGGGCTTTTTTTTTATTTTTGTTATTATAGAAATTAATTTAATATTTATAACCAAAATAACTTATGGCAGTCTGTAACCCTACTGGTTCTTTAACGGTAACAATTAATGAAAGTATAGAATTACCAAATGGTAATCTTGAATCAGCTATAAATAGAAAAATCATTCCTGGTGTTTGTCAATTAGTAAGAAGAATTGATACAGTTTCTTCTAAATGGGAAAATACGGGAGTTGAACTACTAAGATTTGTAGATGACGAATCATCCCAAGTGGCTGGTTCATTTGTAAGAGACACCGTTAAATACATGAGATTTACTAATTTAGATGACAATAACTACGTATCTATTTATCTAATACAAAGCAGTCCAGATGCCCAAGCTCCTAATACAGGTAATGAAGGAAGTGGTGATGAAGGTGTGTTTAGATTAGACCCAGGTAAATCTTTAATGTTTTCAAACGCACAATTTGATAGTACTAATTATTATGATTATGTGGTTGAGGGTTATGTTGATATAAAATATTTTTCAAATTTTGCTTCTTTATATAGTGTAAAAGCAAAAGCTAATAACCAAGATGTAAGAATAGAGTACCTTGTAGGTTCTTCTTAATATTTATAACAAAATAAAAAAATTAAAAAATGGCTTTAACATTTAGAACAGGATCTGACGGAAAAGGATCAGCTTTAACAATTAACGAATTAGATAATAATTTTAGATTCTTTACAGGATCACATGCTGTGTCCGGATCTTTTGAAGTTACAGGTAGTATAATAGTAACTGGTTCATTAAAAATAAGTAGCAGTGCAAATACAGTAGTATTTAATGCTTTACCAACTTCAGAACCTACTGTAACTGGTTCTTTATGGCTGTCAGGTAGTGCTGATGCTCATCCGAACT